GCGCATTTCCTACATTACGGCATGAAGCCAACCCATCCTGACTACACTAGGTCAGGAGACAAACCCCTGGTGGGACGACCCACCGCCAGCCAACCCTCACGGGCGCTGGCACTCTACGCGAGACTTCCGGCACGAAGACATCGCCCCCCTTAAGGGAGCGAGGACCTTCGAGCCGGGCATCAAGATGCTCAAGCGGGTCCACTGTTTCAATGGACAAGCAAGAGCGACGTAGAGAATGAGCGAGTAGAGCAAGTTCCATACCCGGGAGGGTACGAACCTCGCTCCGGACATACCTGAGTCGGATAGCGTGGCGGGTTAAACCCTTCACGCGGCGTCTACGACGCTTCCGAATATCAGGTGGAGGTAGCATGAGCTCGAAGATTTCACACAGCTCTCTCAGAAATCCGTCATCGCCTTCCACCCCGTAGGGGAGAACGCAACGCCGGAGCCAAAGAGGAGCAGCCCGATAGACAGCCTCTTGAGCATGGAGCTGAACCCCATGCGCTTGAGACCATCGAACGAGCCTGTTGTGGAGACGGATAAGCTCACGCAGATCCTCGCATGTCTCCTTCTGGTACTTGGGGGTGACATCTTGCCCTCCGAAAAAATGCTTTCCACAGGATTCCCGGAAAGGTCCAGAAACGAATGACTTTTCGTCATTCACCTCAAAACCCAGGAAATCCAAGGTCCGCACTAATTCGGGGGCAGCTGTATCCGTACAGATGATGTCGTCTCCGTATACCGAGAAGACCCCAGTCGGGTCCATATCCTCCTGAGTGACCTTTACGGCCGCCCAGAAGATCAGGGACTCTAGCTCAAATGTGAATCCGTTCCCCATTGAGGAGAACTTTTCCAACTGAGCTACCTCTCCATCAGGCTTTAACACCTTCTTGGAGCGGAGGCGGTCCATCCAGACCGCCCAGTCGACTGGAAGGAGCTCGAAGACGAGCTCCCTGCTCACGGAATCAGAGGCACTCTTTAGGTCAAGAGTGGCCAGACCGAAGCACGGGTTTACACCCGCAAGCTTCTGATTGGTCTCCTGGTCGTCCAGGTCTATTCCAACGCTACGAAGCCTTCGCCGGATAAACCCGCCAACCCCCTTCTGGAGGAAAAGCGAGCCGGTAGGCTCAATAGCGATCGTGCGATCGGTTTTCGCACTCTTAGGCACAGTCGTCATTCGGCAGCACTCAATGGTTTCGAAGGTCTCTTTTACGAGACTATACGGTCCACTGGGGTAGCAGCCGAGGAGAGCAGCAGACCAATGAAGGTCCGCTTCTATCTCTTTAGCGAGTAACTCGCGACAAGAGGCAGAAACTGTGATGGGGATTGTCAACATCTTTGTGTCGACAAAGGCACGACTGCGACTCACGTCGAAAGTCGCCCCTGGTCCCCAGTCGTAGTACGGGCGGATTTTTGCTAACGAAAAGCCGCCTAACAGCTTGCCGATGTGCCAACGCATCCGCGCTATCCGGGAGGATAGAACGGGGTCGATGCACTCGGACCTTGCTGCTAGGAGCCTTAAGTTAACGGTCTTGCACCGCTCTTCGGAGATGTTGAACTTCCGAATAGCGACAGCCTCGAGATCGATACCGAAATCAAAACCCTTCCATTTGGATAGAAAGGAATCAATCAGGTAATCTTTCCGGAAACTATCGACTGCGTACTCTTCATAGTCCTTCGGGTCGCAATTGCTCTCGATCACGTCTTCACAGCCGTGTTTGAAACGCAACCACTTCCCTAGAGACCGAGGTGAGTCAACTGTCTTGCAGAGGGAGAAGAAGACCTCTCCCATGAGGTTATAACCTTCCTGCATGAGGTCCTGCCTTCCGCCGGTCAGTAGTAGTTGAGCAGGGACTCGACAAGCTGCTTCACGTTGCTGTCTTGCAGCAACGAGTAAGCGAACTTGTTCATGTCCTTGCGCTCCTGCAAGCTGTCCCGGTCCGGCAGGATGAACTCGATGTTGCACCGGTTCACGTACGCCACCGTCGGTGGCGGCGTGATGCCAGCGTCGTTGACACCGAGCGTCTCCAGCTTCGGGGTGTGAATCCCGAACTGGACACGGTTGACTCGGTTCGAGGAGTCGACGTCGCCATTCTTCGGGACCGGGGTTCGCTTCAGCATGGCGCTGAGGCGATAGAACCCGATCGGGGAGAGGGCGGCGTTCTGTTCTTCGAACCACCAGACGCCGTTCGCGTCCGGTCCGACTGGAACGAAGGTGTGCGCCACTGGTGTTGCCAGTGCGTCGTTGAGAACGATGTTCGCAACTGCGGGCATAGGATTTCTCCTGTTGAAGGTCGTGAAAACGGCATTTATGCCGCGCTGTGAGCGTTTGCTGGTTTCACTTATTTAAGGTGAAGAGCCAGCAGCGAAGCGGCGCTCATTGCCCGCTGCCATCCCATTTGCAACCGACAGGTTGGAAAACGGGCAGTGAAGGAGGTGATAGGGAGACGACGTTTGAAGGTTTCCTTCGCAGTCGCATTCCCATACCCGTACCAGTAATTACTACCTGGTCCGTTTGAACTCCCTCCGTAGCTAGCCTGCGAGATGACTTGGTAGCCCTCTACACTATACCCTTTGTGAAGGGTGTTCATGAAGAGGAGTTCCGACTCAAGCAGACGTAGATATCCGCCTACATCGACGATCCAATCGACGACGAAACTATATGGCAATAGTTCCCAGACCAGTGAAGCCGGATTAAGGCTCCCAAAGCCTGCTAGGCGCTGAATAGAGGTGTTCGGCAAGCCGAACTCGGCCACAATCTTACAACGCTCCTGGAAATCCCAGTGGACAGTTTCTGTCGAACCGGGTACCGGAAAGTCGCTGTAGGTCTGTGTGCCGGACCTCTGCGAGGAAGCACGCTTAACCAACCTAAGGTAGTTATAGGAAGCAGTGTCGATGAGCTTCGAGTACGTAGAGTGGATATCCCCGATTAGGGGGCGCCACGCGTACTGATACTCCAGCCACTTCTTCCCGACCTCCTTAGGACGGAGATGGTGTGCTTGACTATCCTTGAAAAAGGCCCGGGCTAAGTTACTCAGCCTGGTCCACTTGGTTAAAGCGCTATTGACGAACGGCTCGAGCTTGCGCTCGTAGCTATTCAGCATGCGCCTCGTCTGACCGGCTTCTGCCAGGTCGACGACCAAGTCAGGATTGTCACCATCTCGACCCTGATTTCTCAGGGTCTCGTAGATGCCTTGCAAGCAACGGTTGTAAAGCGTTGCAGAGTCCTGTGAAGGGACTCCCAGAAAGCCTGGCGAAGCTCTCCGGGTGAAGGCACGAGTCTGGCCGTTAAGCCGAGTTTCCACCGAAGTGTTGCCTGAAACCTCAGCGCCAACGTAGTTGGCGCCGACATAGTGAATAAACTGATGTGCGTGTTGCACAGCAGTGTTCTTCGCGCCCGTAAAATCTTGCACCACCTGTAGCGTGTCGTTCCAACAGGCCGGGAAGCTGTAGATGGTTGTCTGCAGCCCCGTCGACTTGTTGACTTCGACTTGCGTATTGGTGATGGGATAAGTTTGAGCGCGATTCTTCACTATAGACTCCTTCCTATTTCGAACAATGGAGAGGTCCCCTTCGCAAGGGACTTCCAGAGGTTCCCGGTTCGCACCGGTAGAGAGAAAACATCCACTAGTCCTTCGTCGTGTAGGGCACGGTCACCCCGCCGAACCGCAGCTCCGCTGTATCATTCAACTCCGGCACCAGAACGACAGTCTTACCGTCGTTCAGGCAAACGTAGACGAATGCTCCAGTCGAGGCCGCGGCGCGCCAGGATTCTGCGTGCCATACACTCACCGTCCAAGAAAGGAAGCGCGAACGCACTTCCTGTTCCGACGGCGTGAGGTTGCTGATATTCTTCCAGTCCCCATTACCCATCGCTTCGCTGATGAAACGCCACGCCCAACGGCGGGCGTTTTCCAGTGAAGACGCTTGGTTCAGGGTACCGAAAGGAAAACCGACAACTACGCTAGTTTGAGCAGAGAAGTTACGCATAGCAAACCCTTTCAAGGTTGGTGATGTTACGGAGGCCTAGTG